ACCCAATTATGGATGCTGTTGGTGATCATCCTACTGAACGAAGTATTACACTTCAAAATAACGGTTTAAGTGACATTACCGAACCATTTACGCAAGTTTTGGTACAAGCTGGTCAAAAGGTCACATTCACTTTGATCGGTGACGAAGCTCATAAACAATTGCTAGATAACCTAGATCAAATTAATGGCTTGAAAGGTAATGTACTTCAAATTGTACCTACTGAGGCAGAAGAGCCTACAGAACCTGCTAGCGGATTATAAAATTTAGGAAATGAAAAACCACTTTCGAGTGGTTTTTTTTACATTGGAACTAGCCAGAAAATCAAAAAAGCCAACGGCTCAAAATACTTAAAACAAATAGCCTTGGGCGTGTAATGTAATGAATATACTTGCTCTATCAAGTACAGGTGAGCTATCCCTTGTAGCAGGGGCCAGCCCATCACTAAAACTGGAATTTGATACTCACAGTTATCTTGCAAATACAGAAATCAATGTGGCCTTTTTTGCGAAAGTAACTAGCCCACGCGGTCCTGCAGATATTTCTATGCGTTTGGAAATCCGTGATGCGGTAACAGGTGATCAAATTGTTACTGTTCAGGGATTAGTAGATGGAGACATTGAAAATTCTGCTTCTATTGTCGCTGTAGCTGATGCGAAAGAATATTTTGAGCGTTTTGATTTATCGTTAGGTATTGATGCGTTACAAGCAATACTCAAATCAAATGCTTATAACGAATCAAATAGCTTAGGTCGTGCTTCAAAAACATTGGCATTGGAAGATGAATCGTTACCATCATTTAATCCAGATGAACTATATAAGATTCTGACGAGTCAATTAAGTACACCAGCATATCTGACTTTACCAAATCCTCATGATTTACCAATTTATGTTGCGGCACAACGTGCAGCTACAAAGTTACGTATTCCTTTGGATGCTGAAATCAACCCAACTTTTACAGCTGAGCAAGCAGCTCAATTTGCGACAAGTGTAGATGCACAATCACAGTTTGTTCAATTCATTTGGAGTCCGAACCTATGCCGTCCATCTGGTGCTGTCACACTAAGAGGGCGTAAGGTCCCAGCTTATTATTTGGGCCATTACATCGGCGATAAATTATTACGTAACGCAAAGTTAAATAAACAAGGCTTTGCGCCGTTAAAAAATGCAGTAGCTTGGAAAGATTATCCATTTACAGCAAAAAACTTAAGCCAGATGCCGAATATTGATCTTGAAGATGAACAGACTCAAGAAATGTTGGCAAAGGCTAAAGTAAATGTAGTTCGCCCAGTTAAGTTTGAAACTACATTATTCGTTTTAAGTGATGTATTAACCCAGTATCAAAGTAAAAATAGTGCATTGCGTTTAGTTCCTGCAGCTGAGATTGCGGCACGAGTTACGAATAAATGTATCGAAATCCTTAGAACTTACATGTTCCAAGCTACACCGGACTATATCAAAAAAGCTGGTGATGAAATTCAAGAGTTTTTAGAGGGTGCTTCTAGTGAAACAACCGGTTGGTTACAACCGGCTGAAGATCTAGGTGGTAAACCTTTTGAGTTCAGTTTAATACCTGACAAAGACTATCCATATGAGCGTGTACGACTCTATTTAGCCCATGGAGTTGTTGGTACAACTCGTGCCGCAATTTTTGATGACGACGTTTTAGTTAAATAATTTTAAGGATCTATCAAGATGAATCCATTTGGCCCAACTACAGAAAAACCTTTAGCTTTACGTGCTTTTGATTCAGCAGCGGAGAATATTTCTACCGTTGTAAGTAAGGTTTCAAGTACTGATCGAGAACAGCAATCTGTGATTGAACAAGTACGACAAATTGCTCTGAACATTCTATCTGATACGGTAGATACAATCAGTGAAGGTAAGCTTGAAGAAGGTGAACTGGGCGTTGATCATTTAGACGCATTAATTGTCGATGCATTAGATGGTGCAGATGATGAAGACGGTATCTATGAAAACGCTTTGATGGCGTCTCTTTCCGATGCTTTCTTAACATTTGGCGTTGACGCTACTGATATTGAAGAGATCTTTAGTGATGATACAGAAGTTGCTGATGCGGCGTTAGAAGCAGCAGCCAATACAGTTCTTGCTAATATGCCAGACGAAGGCCCTGAACTTGAAGAACTGGTTCGTGAGTTTATTTTCGGTGAAGCAGATGAAACTGAAGAAGGTTTCGATTCAATGGCTAAAAAAATTAAAGCTCGAAATGGAGCATTTAGCCAACGGAAAGTAAATGGGCGAAAAATTCACTACCGTGGTGTGCTGGCTATTCGTCAAGGTGTCAAAACCGTTGTGAATAAACGATTACCTGGTCAAAAGGTCCGTTTAACTGCAGCACAAAAAGCTGGTATGAAAAAAGCTCGACTTCATGCTTTTACTGCAAATGCAATCAACAAGCGTTTACGTTCATTCAAAAAAGGTAAACGCTTAGGTATTTACTAATTACTCATAGGTAAGGTCATTTTTGGCTTTACCTATAATCCATTTAATTAAGGAAATACTCATGAATACAACTCAAATCATAGGTGAAGCGCCTGGTATTCAATATCAGAAAAAAACTGATAAAACAGAAATAAAGACCAATCAATCATTAACTGACACAATTATTATTGGTCGTTTTATGCGTGGGCGTTTTGATGCACCGATGACAATACATAAGGGTAATATCCGTGGTGAACTTGGTTATGAACCAAATAATCCTGATTATCGTTGTGTCCAAGATGCGCTAGATCGGGGTGTACCTTCATTACAGGTTCTGCGAGTACCACCAAATATTGGATAAGTTCTAAAAAGAAAGCCAGCTGTATAGCTGGCTTTAATATAAGGGGAGTTCCAGTAGGAACGTCTTAATTTAATGATATGCCCTTTCAGTTCACAGGTTCAAAAGGAAAGCGTTTTAATACTTTGCCAAGCTCAAGTACTTCATCCTTATGAAGAAACTCCCATAGCCCATTAAACTTTTCGCGTAGTTGCACGACATTAATGGGCGTGTGGTGTAGAGAATATTGCTGTACTGAAAGAGCGCCGTTTTCCTGAATCGAAATCCAGAAGTTTTTCGGACCTTTGGGAGATTGATACTTTAGCTTCTCACCTACATGCTGTGCTATTTCATAAGCTAGCGGATTTTCTAATGCTGGATACCGTGCAGCGAGATTATCTACAAATTTTTCTAAACGTTTAAGTGTATCTGTTTCGGTTGGGCCTAGCTCATGAAGTGGTATTGTCTCAAGATACTGCTTCGCATCATCAAAATGGATTGAAAGCAATTGGCTATATTTAGCAATTCCAAAGTGGCGATTATGACGTATCCACATAGAGGCTCTTAAACTTCGATCTTTTCCTGCACGACGATCGACGATTGCATGTAAAGCATGCTGTTGTTCAGGTGAGATAGCTTTTCTATGATTGATTACTTGGCCTTTTGTCCAGTAATTCCATAAGACATCATCACATTCGTTTTGGTACATGATGACAGTGTCACGAAGTTCAGGTTTTACTTTGTTAGGACTGATGGTGGTGAGCCAAGCAAGAAGTTTTCTTAGTGGTAGACAAACCATTTCCTGTAAGTCGCCAAGAGTAGGTATAACGATTTTCGTTATACCCCATCGTTGAGGATTGGCATTCAGTTTTGCTAATTGAGACTGCCAAGCTAACCCCATACCCTCAACAATAGGCTTCATGGGTGTATATGGCTGACCATCATGTTCCACCAAGTACAACTCAGCATTGTGGAAAGGTACGGTGATTTGAGTTAAAGTAGTCATGTCTAATTTCCTCTTAGAGATTGGATATAACCCCTTGTTTACTTTGATCGGTACAAGGGGTTCTTTTTATCAAGACCATATCCTGTCCTGATGAGTTAAATATAACAACTATTAAATATAATAGCAATTACGAGTATTAATAAAATTATATTTAATAGCAATTGTTCTTGTGATACACTGAACTAAATATTTTTTGGTATATCGTGATGGTTGAAAAAAACAATGTCGCAACTTTGCGAGAGCAAGCTGGTATGACAGTTTATCAATTAGCTAAACAATGCGGATTTATATCAAATAATCATGTGCTTAATAGGTATATAAAAGATGCAGAAGCAGGAAAACACATCAGTGTTTATCGTGCCTTACTCATTTACACCGAACTAAAAAAAGCTGGTGTATGCGAGAAGTTTGAAGATGTCTTTTGGCTTGAATGTGATGATAAAGATATCGAAAACTAAAATATTTTTCTTGTGGAGTTGGAACTAACTAACTTCTAAGCTTTCCTCATTGTAAATAATGGCTTTATTCAATGAATAGGGTCATTATTATGTCCAAAGCTTTAGCTTATGCACCGGCAGTAAATACAGCTAGAACAAAGTTGCCCAGTACTGAATCAGATCCTTTCTATTTTAGGCACATTACAAGAAAATCAGTTATTATGAAAATCATAACAACTTGATTAACTATTTGTTTTAACTTAACAAACTGAGAAGCCCAATCTAAGCCAATGCCATCAACGATATGCTTCATGGGTGTGTATCGGGGTGTACCTTCAGTACAGGTTCTGCGAGTACCACCAAATATTGGATAAAAAGCTGATTTAAAAAGCTACCTTTTAGGGTGGCTTTTTTATTAAGACCTATTAAGTGGTTGTTAAACAGGTCTTGAAACAGATCTTCAAATTGTTTATATTGAGTTAACCCTGTAGCAAACTTAACTTTCTGAGGACGGTTCTAATCAATTGGCTACAAATTGATGTAGGACACATCAAATGAGAAACGTCATGAACCACATAATCCATAGTCGATTTGTGGCTAGTGTTTCTGAATTAAAAAAGAATCCTACAGCAGTTGTACAAAATGCTTTTGGCGAAGCAGTAGCTATTCTGAATAGAAATAATCCAGAATTCTACTGTGTTCCGGCAGCAATGTATGAACGCATGATGGATCTAATTGAAGATCAGGAACTAATTAAACTAGCCGAGCAAGTTGATACTGACGAAACTGTGAAGGTATCTATTAATGAGTTACGAGCTAGAGTTCTCAAAAACAGCTCTTAAAAAGTTTGACAAACTTAACCCACAAATCGCTGAGCAGTTTATTCGTAAGCTGGAAGCAATCCTAGATAACCCTAAGATACCGAAGAATAAGCTGAGAGGATCAGTTGATCTATATAAGATTAAACTGAAATCAGCAGGATACCGCCTTTTATATCAAGTCAAGGATGATGTAGTCGTAGTTCTTGTTCTTGATGTAGATAGGCGAGATGTTATCTATAAACAGATGTGATATAGCCCGCTTTTGCGGGTTTTTTATTAATATAAAGTCAGTTTTCTAAAATGGAACTGATTAAAAACCAATAGCAAAAACATCCTTAATCTTGTTGCATAAATCTGCATTTTGAGCATCAAAATTATGCAACAATCTAATCCGATTTTACTAAATCAGCTTAAACAAGATTACATTGCTCTACAGCAACTTGGTTCACCATTATTAGCGTGTCAGGGGATGTTTGTTCCTCGTGGCATGGAAGACCTTCGCTTCTTATTTAAAAGTTGCCCACGGCCAATTGTGAGTAATGAAGATCCAGCAGAAGTTCAATATGCGGGTGGATTTACTGGAATTGTTGCTGGTCCCCCGAAAACCCATTACACAGGCAACCTTCAAATCCTAGTAACTGAAGCAGGGCATGATCAACTATTAGCTGAATATGTCGTAGCTAGTGGTGGAATCATCCATGGTGATTATTACGATGGCCGTTTAGGTAGTTTTACCCGTTCTTATGCACTTGAAAACTGTGCTATACGCTTTGAGTCAGCTGAGTATGATTCAGATAGCCGATCTCAAGTTATGACAGTTTCTTGCCCAATCGACTATAACTACTTTGGTAGCTTCGCAAACATTGGTACCAACGGCAGTATTCAGCCGGGTAAAAAAGAAATTGATGGTACAGCTGAACTTGTGAATCGCGTTCAGCAGGTAATCAATACTGCTCAACAAGCTGTACGCAACTCAACGATTAATGCGACATCACGTACATTAGGCAATCTTTTCGGGTAATGGCTATGAAGTTATTACCTGAATCTGAAGGGTATGCTGTAGTTGCTGGTTCTATCCAGCAACTTTCAGAAGAACTCTATAAAGAATATCAATTATCGGGCTATTCAATTTTGCTTGATGATATCGTGAAAGCATTTTTAGATGAGGCAAAATATTATGCCGGATGGGCTGTTTTAGATTGTCAAACTAAAGCTACCACGAGTATTGAACTGAATGAAACTATCGAACTTAGCGGTGATGAGTACGTAATCATCCAACCTTTAGTAAAAGCTCACTGTGATCTTTTGCAAGCTAGATTGGTTGAAGCTACTCGTGGGCTCGGAGTCGAAAGTTATGGGCTATCTGTATCAGAAGCTCAACAGAACTATAATGAAAAGAAAGACGCTTTGCCTAAACTTGCGTTTTGTATGGCCCCAATGAGTTTTAATTTTAACTTGGGGAACCGTTAATGCAAATCACCATTGTATCTGCGGGTAAAATTATTCCAGCGTCTGAGCTGATTAGTGCAACTTTAAGAACTGATCTCGTACCTATTCCCGCATCTATTGAGTTCACAGTTCAATCTACTACTGAATTAGACTCCCTTTTAAAAGAAGGGGAGCTACTTACTGTAAATGACATATCTCATCCTTTCGAACTTATCAAAGTTACCCCTCTAAAAACTCAGACTATTAAACAAGATCGGCGAGTAGGTGGCATCTCATGTATTGGTATTTTGGCTGGTTGTAAAAGACTTATCGAATATTCAAAGCAAGCAATTATTAGTAATGAAACTTCTTTTAATTCAGTAATTCGAGCTTGTGGTGCAACGATCAGTCTGGGCAGTGATTTACCTTTGCCTAAATTTGTTTGTTTAAAGGGTAGTATGCCTACACAGCGCTTGGCTCATTATCTGCAACAAGAAGCAGCTGTAATTTGCTTTCAAAATAATAAAGTGTCTGCTCAAAAAATTGATTCTTTCTTCAAAAAGGAACCTATCACAAAACTAGATCCTAGCAGTGTCGTTTGGATATCAAGTAAACCTTTGGAACTGATGCAAAAATCATCTTTTGTCACAGTTGAGAATAACGGTTCAACGGTTGTTGGTGATGACTCAATAACCCCAGGCCACACTGTGACGCAAAGAGCTGGTTTAGATGCCCGACAAGTCAAAAACTTGGAAAAAGTTTTGATTATGCGTGGGACCATTATTAGACCACTAAATTTGAACTGGAATGCAGGCGATATATTTGAAATAGATAGTAAGAAGTATGTCGTTTTAACTGCTGCACATCATATAGATACAGGCGCAATCGGGGGATCAATGGGGACTTCATCAAAGTTCTGGATTGCTAATTTGTAGGTCAAATATATGAATGGTTTAAAACGTGCAAAGATTTTAAGTTACAACGCAAAAGGTCGTACTGCACAAGTACACATTCATGGTTTAACTGATGGCGCGAGTGAAGGAATTACAGCAACTTTTGCTTATCCAGTCGGCGATAGTGATTTAGATACAGAAATTCAAATTGTGGATGGGGAAGACGTCTATGTCTTCTTTGAAAATGGTAATGAAGAACGTCCAGTAATCCATAGTTATGTCAGTCACGGAGACGGCGCGATTGTAGGTGTGCGCCGTATTCGACAAGACAATATTGAATTTATCTCTAAAGAAAATTTAAAAGTAGATTCTGGCACAACCGTTTCGATCAAAACGCCGTTAATGAATGTACAAGCTAATACTCAACAAACTGGTAATAGCACATTAACGGGAAATAGCACTGTAGTGGGTAATACTTCAGTTGCGGGCAATAGTGCTGTAGCGGGTAGTATGGCAGTTGGCACAACGCTTACGGTTGCAGGTGTGCCTATTGACCCTAAAGCTATTGAGGGTGCATTTAAAGATGCTCTTAATAAATTAGAAAGTTTAAAGGAAGAGTTAAAAGAACAAGGCGAAAAAATTGATGAAACTAAAGATCAAGTAAGCCAAGAGATTGATGAAAAAATAAAGGAAGTAGAAGAATTAATAGAAAATATTAAAGATTCTGATGCTTTTAAATTGCTTGAAGAAGGAATGAAACATTTTGATGAGGAAGTTCAAAAGATTCATGAACAAGTTAAAGAAGTTAATCAGATCGCTCAAAATAAAGTCGATGAAGTTCGTGCTTATATAGATCAAGAAATAAATAATACTAAATTAATTGTAGATCAACATAATAATGAGGCTAATCTACGATTGGATGAAGCCAATCAACGTATCGATCAGTCTATTCAAGCTAATGAAGCATTGGTTGCTGATGCTCAACAACGTGCAATTCGTGCTGAGAAAGAACTCGATGATAAAATCGGTTTTATTAAAAGTGAAACAGATTCAATCATTGCTGATGTAAGAAGTGATTCAAATGAAATTCGGTTAGTCGCAGAAAACGCAAAAAAAATTGCGGATCAAGAAGTTCTGGACCGTAAAAAACAAGCAGCTGACACACTAAATGTTATTGATCAAACTAAGGCCGCCTTAAAACAAGACATTGATCAAAACTTAGTTAAAGCTGGTCAAATGATTGATGACGCTAAATTAGCATTAGGTGAAGAAACTAATACACTCATTAATCAAAAAATTGAACCGGTTGTAACCCAAACTGAAGCTGCAGTTAAAAAAGTTGATCAAGTTGCAGCCCAGTATGTTGACCTTGATAAGAAAGTCGATTCGGGTTTTCTAGCTGAAGCTGAAGCACGTGCAAATGATAAAGAGGCATTAACAAAAAGTTTTGAGCTTAAGTTTGCTGAAATGCAAACTGAATTGGGTAAATCAAATGCCCTAATTTCAGAAGAAATAAAAACCCTTGCTGCTCAAGATAGAGCTTTTACTGAACAAATTAGTACTGCCCAGTCTCAAATTGGTGATAACAAAGCGGCAATTAATAATGTTGAACGTACAGTAGTTGATCTTGGTAAATCTGTTGCTGAAAAGACTGATCAAATTCAAGCAAGTTTAGATACCACTAATGCAAGCTTGTTAAATGCTACTGAGTTAGCGCGAATGCAATCACTTGGTAAGCCTTTACGTGACGATCCTACATTTCTATCTGGGAATGGGGGGTTAAGCGCATATGTTGTACCTTCAGGTTCAACGTTTACTAGACAAGCTAAATCTACTGATAACCCAGTAAATAGTACCCATGAGATGCTATTAAGATCCACTGTTTCTCTAGGTGGTGGCTGGTATCCGACTGTTCCAACTCTTGTTGCTGCTCCTAATAAAACGTTTTTAATAAAACAAATTATTAAAATGCCTATGGGCACTTATTTATTACCAGTTGGCAATGCTACAGGTACAGGTGGTTATTTACGTGTACTTGGGAATAAGGAAGGAACAGGTAAGTTTGAGGTTTATTACTCTGTTGTTCAGTGTGGCTATGATGCGCCTGCAGCTATCCATGGGCATTTCCGTGTTATTGCTGGCACTAATCCACCTTTACCAAGCACAGCAAACCCAGTGGATGTAATCCTTGCCGATTATGAAGTCTGGGACATTACTGCACTTAATGACACCATTCCAAAAGCATGGCGTGATCAAATTACTGGAAATGCTTCATATATCGAAAAGGTTGAATCATCTGTAAAACTTGTTGATGAAAAGCTTGTTTCAGAAGCAAAAAAACTTGAAGAACTAAAAACCGACTATAATTCGAATAAAACTAAAACAACGTCAGATTTAGCAACAATTGCTCAATCAGTTTCTGATGGTGATAAAGCCTTATCTTTACGCATCGACCAAACGAAAGCAGCTCTAGAAGAGGCTGATCGGAAATCTAATGCAAATATTCTAGAAGTTACTGAGTCGCTCGCCGAATTTGAACAGTCTACTACTTCAAAATTTAGTGAACTTGATACAAGTATCTCTAAAGAAAACTTAAAGGTACAAGGTCAAATTACTGATGTTCAAAAAAGTGTTTCGACCTTAGAAAGTAATACAAATACAAGAATAAATGGCCTTTCATCATCACTTAAAACTACTGATGATATTGCTAAACTTGCTTTCGATAATGCAGCAGAAGCGCAGCAAACAGGTACAACGGCGGTAAAAGCTACAGAAGCACTTTCTCAAAATTTATTAAGCCTAAAGTCTCAAACTCAAGTAACGTCAGGGGTTCGTGCAGTCGTAACGTCAAAAGGTATTGACGACTGGACACAGTGGCGTACCACAGGTGAAGCGAAAGTAATTCAAGATGCTGATGCATTAGGTGGTTATATTCTTGAGCTTGGGAATAATGCCGGTAATGATGAAGCATGGGTTCACTGGAACGAGTTCCAAAAAATTGATCCAAATAAGTTGTATCGAGTGCGTGCACGCTTCCGCCGTGTGCTTGGGGAAACTGGATCTATTTATCTTGGTGTTGCATGTAAAAATGCAGACCAAAGTAAATATGTAACTACTACAAACTCCCTTGCAGGAGATATGGGTTCGTCTAACTACTTATTGTCAGCCATTAAACCTAATTTAGGTGAGTGGCAAGAAGTAGTTCTATACATGAAAGGTAAGTCTACTGGGGCAGCAACTGGTTTAGGGACAATTGAAAATCCACGCACATTCCCAGCACAGGCTGAATTTTATGCCCCAATGTTTATTGCTAACTACAACTTTCAGACAGGAATTTGTCAGCTTAATTACATTATTGTTGAAGATAACAACTCTTTAGCTTCTGCTAATGATGCAACAGCAACTGCAAATGATTTATTCAAAACAGCAACTAACAGAACAGAAGCTGAAGCTGAAAGAACCACTAAGCTTGAATCAAGAATGCAGAACGCAGAAACAGGTATTCTGAGCAATGCCCAAGCTTTATCGAAAACAGCTACAAAGAGTGATCTTGAAAGTGCCATGGGGCGTGTGGCGACTGATATTACAGCTGCAGTGAATAACATTAAGATTGGTGGTGTTAACGCCGTAGCCAATTCAGAAGCACCTCGAACATCCACAGCAGCAACAAGCCGTGAATACTTAATGTATGAACGTAGCAAAGAGTTGAAAGCTTTTTATGATGAAAATTTAGATAAGCCGGTTACGATTTCATTTGAAGTGAGTGTACCGGTTGCTGGAACTGTACAAGTATATTCATCTAATGGATCAGCTCACTTCTTCACAACTTCTGTTACAGTCACTAAAGCAAATGAATTTCAAAAATTTGAAGTTACCGTGTTTCCTAAATTACACACTGGCAGCACAACCGAATCGACTATTGAGTTTTACGGTACATATGGCACTGGTCGAATTCCAACAATTCAAAAATTGCAGATCGAAGCAGGTAATAAAGCTACAGCGTGGAGCCCAAGCCCTCGAGATACTCAAAGTTCATTAAATGCAAATGCGGAAGCGATTAAGCTTACTCAAGCTGAAGTGAAGAAGCATGGTGATAGTTTATCTTCTCAAAGTTTAGATATTTCAAAACTTAGAAATGATCTAACTATAACCAATACCGAAGTAAGTAAAAAAGCGTCAACTGAAGCATTACAAACTACAAATTCACAAGTTACTGAACAAGCTGGTCAGATTAAAGCTGTTACTGAACAGGCTAATACTTTATCTGCAAATCTTAACAAGTCCGCACCGGCTGGTACGAACTTGTTGATTAACTCTAACGTAGTTGGAAACTACGATGGCGTTTCATATCCTCATTTACGCTATAAGCTTGGTGAAGACTGGGAAGTAGGAGCAAAGTACACTCTTCTTTGGTGTGCAGAGCATACACGTGGTGCTGGTGACACAAACTCAAATTTAGCTGTATATGCTGGTGGAGGAAGTCAGTTTTTACAGCAGGTTATTAACACTTCAGGTAAGGTAATAAGCAAAATTACTTTTACGAAGACTTCAGCTGGTACCGCCAAAGAAGTTAACTTTTATATGCTTAGCAGACCAACTGCAGACAAGCAAAGTGTTGGTACTGTGTATTGGGCTGTGTTAGTTAAAGGGGATTTCATAACTACAGATAATTGGATTGCAAGTCCTTACGACTTCAATGCAGCATTCGATCAAGTATCAGCAAATTTAAATGAATTTAAACAAACGTATGTTACTGAAAGTACTGCTTTAGCTAAAAAAACTCAAAACTTAGAATCAACAATTAATGATCCTGTAAATGGTTTGGCTGCACAGGCTAAACAAATTTCCGACCGGATGACTAAATCTGATGTTGATAGCGCAATATCAACTGCGACCGAAGCATTGAAAACAAGTATCGGTGGTAAGTCTTTTGACAACATCGTTATCGGGGGTAATGTCGAAAAAAGTAAAACGGGTGGTTATTTACAAGTATCATATCCCTTAGCAAAAAGTTTAAATGCACCTGGTATTACTGTTACCGTCAGAGCAAAAGTTACCTTTGATAATGGAGGGAACAATGCAGCCAATTTGCGTGTATATATTGGCGGAGGTAATGTATTTAATGCAGATGCACCTATTTTTTCAGCTAGTAAAGATATCTACGAATTTACCTTAACTACAATTTCTAGAACAGACGCAACTGTTGTTAATTTTTATTGTTTTCCAAATTCTTCAGCAAATGCTAATGCCACTACTACAGTGCATTGGGTAGAAGTTTATGAAGGTAATAATAAAGCGTTAAATGATAAGGTAAGTACTTCAACTCTAATTAAGGATTACTCTTCTAAAGCAGATACTGCTCAAGCAATAACTTCTGCAACTGAAACCCTTGAAGCTAAATTTCGTCAAAAATTTGGCGATTTGTGGACTAATAGTTCAGCAACACTAGATAGTACTCGCTACACCAAAACAGAAACTAACCAAGCTATTGCTGAAGAGAGCAAAATTATCAAAGCTGCTATTTCTTCAAGTGGTGGTGACAACATAATTAAAAATGGTGATTTCTCAAGCCCTTTAGGCACCTTAAATTGGCGTCAAAATTCTGCTGTGGCAGGTAATCTACTTGAAGTTTATAAAGATTCAAAAGGTGCTACTTGGGGGCACTTTAAATCTACTGATACAACTACATACTTTAAAGGGTTTATTGAAACTCTGACATTGGCAGATGGTTTAGAGATGAATCAGAAGTACACATTGTCATTTAAAGCAATGTCGTTGACAGCTGCACAGACTCAAATTTTATTAATTATACACCGTCGAGATTCATCAGGTCGTAATAACCAAATTGGTACTACATGGAATAACATTTCGACTGATAAAGAAACATTATGTACTTATACCTTTGATACAAATATTATTAATTTACAGCATATTAACTTAATTTTATATTCGCAAGTAGGTTTTGCTCCTGACTTTTTAATTAGAGAAGTGCAACTTGAAAAAGGTGAGTTAGCCACTGGTTTTAGAAAAAATCCTCGTGAACTAATTAAGGATCTTGAAGCTAATGCTTCTGCAATTGAAGGTACTAAAGCTGATGTTCAAAAAAACGGTGAAAAGATTACTTCACTTGCAGAGAATTATGCGACTTTAAAATCTACTGTAGACAATAATAAAACTGCTGTAGATGGTAAGTTTCAGGAAATTAATTCAACTATTAGTGATAATCAACAGAACACTACACAGTCTATTAATAACTTGGAATCAAGTTATAAACAATTAAATCAGGACCTTGGTCAAGTTTTCAATTACCGTGTTTATTCATGTGGCTGGAATGGCTTTTTCACAGGGATTAAAAACTTAAAAGGTGAAATCAAATCAGTAGCTTCAGCACGTGGTTTTTCAGTCCATGTTTTAGCAGCTGATGGTTCTATAGCTTCTTCAACTAGATATGATACTTATGCAGCTGTAGCAAATGCTACGGCAATGAGTAACGCTATTTCTGCGATTCCAAATGACACCTTTGTTATCGTTACAAACTACGACAGTATTGGTGTAAACCTAGCACCAGTTAAGAATGCATTAATTTCATTAGGTGCCAATCCATTCACACTTGATCAAATAACGGGTCGGGATGCATACATTTTAGTTGGTCAGAAGGGGATTGGTTCAGGTCGTGGTATAGAATTGCATGCAACACCAGATACTGGACCAAATGGGGCTAAGCAAATCATGCTTGCAATCCAAGTAGTTAGTGGTATCCCGATTGGTCTGGCAAACAATAGTGGAAACTTACAAAAGGTTTTAGAAAACCACGCACAAATTCTTCAAGAAAAAATTACAAGATCTGATGCGAAAGAAGTATTTGCTGAGGAAATCAAAGTTTTTAAAGCACAACTTGATACTTTACGTTACTCAGAAGAGAACTGGATTTTACTTGGTGATGATACTAAAAATTTAAGTATTTCTACTGGTACAAACCGAACTGTAGCTGTTTGGGAACTGCAATATAAACACAAGGAAATTCCAATTGATAAAGGTGATCCAATAGTTGCGAGAATCAAATACACAGCAACTGCAGGATTAGTTGGCGCTACATGTAGTATTCAATTTCATGGTGCAACTTATAGTGTTGGGTTACCTTCGTTTGTTGTAGCTGCAAGTGGTGAAATAGAACTTACTGGTATTTTCCCAAATGATTTAAAAGCCTCTGCTTATGAAGCTATTCCACTAGGTTTACGGTTTGATAATGCTCCATCTGGTGGAACATTTACTGTAACTAATATGTTTATCAGCCGAGGTAATTCAGCGCCAAATTTTAAAGGCGGATTTAGATCATCTCTAAAACAAAATGCTCAATTTGTTGAAGATACTTTTATCAAGGCTGATGTTAATAAGGGAGTTATAGCTCAGCAAATCCAACAATATGATGCAACTGTACCTGGTGGTTTATCTTCTGTAGTAAAAACAACAAAAGCTACAGCTGACCAAACATCAAAGGATCTAGCTACACTTAGAAATACTGAAATTTCTCAGCTTCAAACAAGTACAAATAATCTTGGTTCCGCATTAAAAAACACAACAATGCTGGCGATGATGATTACTAATGGAAAATTGTTGCAGGGAGACGTAAATTTCAAAAAAGGTAACAATGGTGTATCTGTCTATAACAATGCCGGCAATGGGAATGTGACAGTTACTCGAGTCGCGAAAAGTTCTGATAACCCTACTACCTCAACCCATGAAATTGAAATTAAAACCATTGGTGCTGCCAGCCCAACATGGGGTGGATTTGTTCAACTCGTTTATGGCCGTGCAAATGCTGTTTTTGTTATCAAGTATTTAATCAAGCTACCAGTTGGATATAAATTGGTGAATGCTGGTAACGCAATGGGGACAGGGGCAATTGATCGATTCATTGGCAATACTGAGGGTACAGGCAAATTCGAAACATATATTCGAATGATTAAATGTGGTGCTGTAGGTTCTTTCTCTAACTCAGGACATGTTTATGTGGCGGGAGGATCTACACCAACAGCTACTGCGCCTTTAGTTTGGACCTTAGCCCAAATCGAGCAATATGACGTTACTGATTACGCTTCAGCTGACCCGACTTTACAGGACTTTGTTTCTTCAGCCACAGACTCTATATCAACATTAACGAACTTCAAAGAAACTTGGGCTGCCAAACTTACTGAAATGTCTTCAAAATTAGACAGTAAAAACGGCGCTTATATTTTGAATGCGGATATAACAAATACTAATGTTGAGCGTGCAATTGCAGCATCTTCACAGAAAATTACTTCTGAATATACCAATGCTATGAGTGTGCAGCCATTGAGTTCAGGTGCAGGGAAAATTTTCGTTAAGCCTTTAACTTGGCGTCAAGCAATCACTACTTCGGGTACATTGGTTATTAAGACACCAATTACAGTTGGTGCGTACATGACCAAGGTTAAAATTTCTGGTTATAACTACAATAACAAAGAAGATAATATTTTCGATCTGGATTTGGCATTTTATGCTTATACGTCAACAGTGCCATTTTATCCAAATATGACGTCACGTTCTTTTGGTATTACCTTAGATGAAAATAATGCTACGACTAAAGGCCTGGCTCTAGCTTTAGATAGCAATAATAAGGTGTGTATCTTAATTACCAAAAAAGATGCTTGGTCTTACCCAGCAATTACAGTTGAGTCGGCCACTATTACTCATACAAATCCGCCAGATTACTTTAAAGATGGCTGGACGGCGGCCATTGAAACGGATTTATCAGTTTATAAGTCAGTTACGCCGTTTACAGTGACTTCAATGATGGAAACCACTGCAGGTTCACAAGCCAAAGTAGATGTTCCAATGTCTCAATTAAGTGATATTGCAGCTGATAATAAACTCACACCAGTTGAGAAAAAACAGGCGAAGTTGGTTTGGGATACACTTTATCAAACTGATGCAAGCTTGCGAGCTGAGGCAGTCACTTATGGTATATCTTCTACTGCCTATGCAACGGCATTCAGTACTTTAAATACATATTTAGCAGCTTTATTCGCAAATATGAATGTAACTAGTACGATTGACCGAAACCAGTTCATTACTAACTTTGCGAACGTGCACAACGCACGACAAGCATTAGTACGTGCAATCTCGGAGAAGGCTAAAGAAATAGCTGATACTGCCAAGGACATAGCTTCTACTACAAAAGCAACATTAGAGCGTGATTACATGACGTCTACCAAGACGAATGAAGCAATCGCATCTTCAACAGAAAGAATGTCTGCACTGTATTCTGCAAATGGTCAAAAGATCATGGCTTCAGTACTCGAAACATGGCAAAAAGATTGGTTAGTAAAAACTCCAAGTGGGAATAGGCCTGAACTTAGTTTAGTTGCAGATGCAACTTGTCGTGGGGGATATGCACTAAGAATTGGTAATAACGTAGGTAATGATGAAGCCTGGTTAAATTGGTTCACATCTTTGCCTATCGATGACAATAAATATTACCGAGTTAAGTATAGATTCCGCCGTGTAAGTGGTACCGGAGTTGTTTATGTTGGTGCGACCTGTCAAAACGCCAATAAAACAAAATATATTGCTCAAGATAACTCTGAAATCAATGATATCGGTTCAAGTCACTATTTAGTCGCAGGTACCGCACCAGCGTTGGGAACTTGGATAACCGGTACTGCTTATTTTAAGGGGCGATCTGCTGGTGCAAGTGCAGGTGCTGGCACTCTACTAAGCCCTAAAACATTTGCTAATAAAGCTGCTTTCTTTACACCAGTATTCATTGGTAACTATTCCGGTAAAGCTGGTGAAGTGGATCTAGACTTTATCGATATTGAAGATGCTGACAACATTGCTGATTTTGAAAATTTCAAAACCACATATACAACTGATGTGGGAGCATATGCTGGTGCATTACAAACTTTGGTTTCTGTTTACGGCCAAAATGCTATCAAGCTTAAATCACAAGCTGATTTGATCGATGGTGTGAAAGGTAAGTACGTAATGGGAATGGATAACAACGGTGTTTTCTCTGGTTTATCCATGGTAAGTGAACAAAATAATGGAACTGTCCGAACTTCTATAGGTTTCCAAGCTGATAGAATTTTTTTCACAACAGGTACTTCTTCTACTAAATATATGCCGTTCATAATCCAAGACAATCAAGTTGTGATGAACAGTGATGTATTTATTAAGAATTTGACAGCCGCAAACTTTAAGGCCAAGTCTCTTACAGCTGAATTATTCAATGTTGACAAGTTAAGTGCCATAACTGGTGAACTTGGGACTTTAATTACTTATAAAGATCCTAGTCAGCCTCAAAAAGCAAGAATGGTCATTTCAGGGACCGCTTTAAAGTTATATGACGATAACAATATTGAGAGAATTTATATTGGTTTATAAATGGCTACATTCTTATTAAGGGACCTCGGTGGCAACGTGGTCCTTGATCTAACATCTAATCTTAGTATGTATACAGAAACGTTAAGTGTTGTCCTCCCGAAAGGTTCATCTATGGACACAATTGTACGAAAACTAGATACTGCTGAAAATCATCCAAGATGGTGGGCTTATGTAGCTTCTGGTGAAGTGTTATCTGCCAATAGTGCTGTAGTTGAGTCTTATTCAAATGGTATGGGATGTGCCATTTTGACTAAAGCTATGGCTATTGAGGCTAAGCTGGGCGATAAGATACTTAATCAAATGGATGATACTTCATCTTATTTATTAATTTATGATTGTAGAGCTTATTACAATATAGCTTTTCAGCAAACGGTTAGTATTCATATAGGTAAATGCTAATGGCTGAATACATCAAAATTCTCAATGATAATAAAGTGACAATAATTGACGACAGCTATAGAAACTTTCACCTTATAAATAAGTTTGTTAGGGAAGTCGCTTCTTCAGACCCATTACCTCCTGCAGTGCTATCTGTATCTGGTTACGTTAAGTGTCATGTTTTGAATGTTACATCTTTACAAAGACCAATTGTGGTATTTACAGGCGTTTCTGTGATGCAGGTCAGATATGAAGAAACTTCCACAAATAATTGGAAAATAACTGTAATTTTTGACACCTTAGACGACCAAGGAGGATTTAAATATAAGAATACTTTTCCTTTTACAAAAGCAACTTATTATGTATTTGGATTAATTACTTTATTAGAAAGTGGTCATTCGCCAAAATTACTAATTAAGAATGGTAAAGGTGAGATTGTATTTTCTAACTCCCACAATCCTTTAAAAGTAGTTAAAGCAGAAACTTTTTATTTAAAAGGCAGTGCAAATTATTTTAGCTCATGGTTATCAGATATACCTGATTATAATGCTAATAAGACTTATGGCTTGGCTTTAGCTTGTCCAGCTCATTATGAATATTATTGGGGAGCTGGTGGTTTGAGTTCTTATATGCATTCATACTGTACTATAAAGACTAACTCATATAGTGATCCAACTTTCTCAGGTAAGATCCTTCGGGGATATACGATACTAGCTAATGGTATGAATACTTCAGCTAGTCTCTATTCTCCATTTCATAGTCATTTAATAGTTGATATTACTGGCTATTAAAAAGCCCCTTATTAGGGGCTTTCATGTTTAAGCAGGCTGATCATTAACTGGTGGTTCTTCTACAAATGTGTAATTTACTGCTACCGACCCAGTCTCTAAATCCCAGCCTAGATTTAATGTTTTGAAAGCAGGACGGTTGTTAAAACGTTGAGCATTGACGATGTCTTGGGTTTTTTGAGCTAATTCAATATCCAAAGCATTAAATACTTTAACTTCGGCCATGAGCTTTTCCTCTAATTAGATAAGAAATTTGTTCAGATAGAATTGCATGCAGTTAATTAATGGAATCTGTACGGTTCCAATTAACTTTGGAACCCATCTAAAAGTTAAAAATTATTAGTCATCAAAATACTTAATTATTTAGGTATTTTGGCTTAGTTATGTCTTCTCGGTTCTTATCGTTGTTACTCGGTGAAAATGTTAATTCATATGATCAGCAATTCGATACGTCTAATCAGGATGCAACAGCGCAGCTATATGAAACTATGGCTCCGTTTTCACTTGGGACTAACCAAACCAAAGCCAATAAGAAGCGTACTCGAAAAGAAATTCTTACTAAATGGGAGAGAATGTTACGCTTTGCACCTATCGCAGAGGGTATGGGGATTCATGTTTCTGCAGCCTTAGGCGGAGATTCTTATAGCGGCCAACAAGTCTTTATTACGCCCGCAGAACGGTTAAAAAAGGCGAATGGACCAGCAGCTGAAAAACTAAAAAAACAACTAGATGAGCGCCGTGTAAAGATGGAAAAGCTTATCAATAAGTATTTAAGCAAACTTGCCCGAGATGCTATTTCTTTCGGTGATTCCTATGCACGTATTTATGGGAAAAAAGATATAGGTGTAATTGACCTCGTATGCAATGAGTATACATATCCGCCATTAATACAACCGTTCGAACAAGGCAGTAAGACTGTCGCCTTTTTTTGTTTAGATCCTCGTAATTGGCAAAAAACTATTACCAAACTGAATACTATTCAAATGGTACGTTTCAAAATGCCCCGTATGAGCAATATTGCTCAATATGAGCTTGTTGAAACTGGTCTTGTCACGAAAATGTTGGAGGGTGATGATCCAGATGAGCTACCAATCTTATCAGCGCATTTAGGCGGCTCATTTCTTTATGAGATTGAAGATATTTATGATGATGTAATCCTCGCTTTGGCATCAATGAATAGCCAGCAAATTGCAGATACCGTAAATCAGATGTTCTTGACAGTAAATATGTCAGGAATGCCGCCAGCACAACGTCAAGCCTATATCCGTGGTTTAGAAGGTTTACTCAAAAATCATGAGGCTTATGTCCGTGATGCTTTATCAGGTGGTGAAGCAGTCTGGAATACTGCTTTTCACATGCTTCCAGTATTTGATGAAAAACAAGTTCTAAATCCAGTGGGTGATATCAAGAATCAACGAAGCTCACCTATTAATATTGAACAGTTCATGATTAATGTCCGTTTGTTAATGGGCGGTATAGGTCTAGACCCAAGTATGGTAGGGTGGGCTGACATGTTAACTGGTGGTATTGGAGAAGGTGGAGCATTCCATACTTCTGCACAAATCATGCGTAGGTCACAAGACATTCGAACAGCAGCTTCCGAAGGGATTAATCAAATTCTTCACTTGGATTGGGGTTTTGCTTATAACGAACAATTTGAGCCTGAAGATTACCCTTGGCAAGTTGAATATTATTCAAACCAAACTGCAGCAGCTACGGAAGAAATCAACAATGCTCAATCAAGAATGAATACAACATTACTTAAAACACAAGTAATCGCATCATTGAAAGAATCAAATTTAGATGTAGATATTATGGCGTACATTCTTGAGCGCGATACAGGTATGAAATATGAGGAAGCATTAACATTAGCTGAAAGTATTGCTAAGAGCCGTAAATTTCCAGAGGATGAAGAATAATGGCTTTTTTTGAATACGAAACACAGAATAAAACTATAAATAACAGTTTTGGAAACGTTTTAAATCCGTTTAAAGATCGTTTTGCTAAAAATCCTGTCTTATGGTCTGGTCTAACAGTGGATCGAGCTGTTTCCCATTATCAGGAACTTTACGCATTAGGAACACTTTCAGCTGCACATTTTGGAATTGAAATTCGCCCGTACCGTGCAAACAGTAAAATTGCTCAAGCAAATATTCCAATTTTTGATCCTTCAAACAAAGTTGCTTGGTTAGCCAATAATGTAGATGTATCACTACTAGATGCCCAAACCGATGCAGTGCATGTGGGGCATTTTCAACTCAACCATGTAACTGGTAATGCTTCAAATGAGTTGAGCATTTCATTTATTGAGACTAAAGAAGCAGCTATTGCGAATAGTGCTAAAGCTATAAAAGAAATAATGTTTAATAAGGATGGTACTCAGCCGCCACCAATTGAATACTTAATGAGATTAAAAATATATGCTTTTGATAAAGCTGCAAGAAATCAGAACCAATTTGAAATTGAGCATCTAGTTTCACTTCAAGCAGGCAATTTGCCCCTTGATGCCTCTAATAAAGCACATGCCATTGTTACTTTAAATTTCATCAAAATGTTTCCCAACTTAAAATAAGCTATGGAACTCATTGCCTTTATAGATTCACCTAATTGAGAAAATATCCTCAAACTAAAATGAGGATAACTCCGTGAGTGTTAAATCAATTTTCATTCAAACACACGCACCACATCAAAGCCGATTAGTACATGGTTTTGACTCCATGGTGAATAGTGGTGCTTGTTCAATTGGGTTTATTAAGGGTGATTACCGTCAAATTAATGCTTTAGTCACTGAAGATTACACGGAAAATGATTTCTGGCGTGTTGTAAATTTAAAAGGTAAAAAGGGTGGGATAGATGCGTTTGATTCTGTTGCGGTATTAGGCGCTATCGATGACCAGCATGCAGCTGATTTAGCGATACTGCAATTTGGCCGAATGTTTGATGCTTGTGTTACAGATGTTATTGAAACAAATCAATTTGGACTTAAGCGCCATTTATCTTCACAACAATTTAATTTGACGGGTGCAAAACCGATTCAAAGATGGCAACTAGAACAATTACAAAATGTTGTCGCAGCTGAAAAACCTGAATGGAATGGAATCAATTTAATTTCTCATGAGGGTGATACTTCTAAGTTGTTATTAGATATGCAACGAAATGATGATCACAGCCAATTATTAAGTAAATTTGATGGGTTACCTACGCTTTTATCTAGTTTAGGCGTCGAAGAAGCGCATTATGACTCTATTATCGTTGATTACCAGCATTTAGAGCAGCTGTCTGCAATTTTGCATCACTCTATGGATCAGTTTTCAAAAACTGGCGTCAAAATCGTTAACGTTACGGAAAGTAAGCCCTTTAAGCATAAAAAAGTCCTTCAAATTGCTCTTACTTATGATTTTGATGATGGTCAAAACTTCACAATCCTTTTTCATAAGCCAGATCGATTATCAAAAAAAATTAGTCCAGCAGATGCATTAATTTCATGGAAGATTTTAATGAACAATCGGGATATTACGGCTGCAATTCAGCCTAATCAGGGAGAAGGAATATCAATTCCAGTTCTCGCTGGTCGAATTATGAAGTTGATTAACCAAAATAGTAATCGTTTTAAGCGGTTACAATCTAAAAAAGCAGAAAAGGCCAAGGCTTTAGCAGATGCTGAACTACGTCTCGAGCAAAAACAAAGTCAATTAAATTCTTTAAGTGTAGAAATTTCCAATTTATTAAATGAATTGGATCAGTTGCAAAATACATTGTTAACCAAGCAATCTGAAGAAAATGAAGTAATCATTAAAGAGAATAGTCTCGATAATGAGTTACCAGATAGTATTTCTGATGAAGAAGCCGAACGTTTAAAAGCCGACTTAAAGCGTTTAAATGCTGATCCTGAATGGGCAGGTGAAGATGGTTTACGTTACCAAGCATTCTTTGAACGTATCAATAAGGCTCTAGAGGGGGATTCTGATGCAGTAGTTTGGGCACGTGAATGGATTTCTGATCTAGATGACCAGGCTTTGGCTCAACAGCAAGCAGAATTAGAAGCAAAAAAACTTAGTGATGCCGAAAATGAAGCTAAACAAAAAAGAGATGAAGAAGTATTAGCAGCACGTACAGCTGGTATAGCTGAAAACAAAATGATGCAAGCATGGTTAGACACTTTGGAAAATCCTGAAGATTCTAACAACATAGACTTTATGGCTTGGGTTTCAGATCGCCGTGGTGAATTCTTAAAAAACTGGAATGGTGCCGAAGGTTCACCAGAATATTTAACAGCATTTTATGAATATTCAAGAGCATGGGCAGATGAACATTTAGCGGATCGCCTCAGAAATAAAGAGCCAGCCCAAAATTCAGATAATGAAGAATTTAAAGAACTAAATGCTCCGACAGAAGTTGAAGATCTTCAGCCTAGTACGACAAATGATGAAGGTAATCAACTTTACCGTTCAGTAATTGAAGGGCAGGTTAAAGTTAATCTTGAGTTATTAGAGCAAATTCGAGATGAAGCAGAAAAAGACTTAAATGATCCACTTCTTATTCCAGCGGTGACAGAGCTCTTGAATCAAGTACAAAAAATGGAAGCGGAGAATATCTAATGACAACATTAAATCTAATTTCTACTCAAGATATTGCTAAAAATCCATTAGTTGTAATTGATCAAATGATCAGCTTCTTTAAACCTAAACAGCCCTTCACTGGGCTTTTGAAGGGTAGAACTAATAATGTGAAAACAGCCAAAGGACAAAAGATTTCTACTGTATTCGCCTTAGTTGATATTGATCAAGTAATTGCATCTCATACAGCAACTGGTGCGGAAAACCCTAATTATCCGCAAGAATTGCAGCCACGAGATCGTAGTCGTGAATCCTCACAAGCATGGGTACAGAAAACTGCTAATGATTTAGACCCCGAAAGCCTAGGCCGCTCAGGTCGGGCAGACACGGGAGCACCGATATCTGGTGATGATTTAGTTGTTGAATCAGGAAATGGCCGAACAATGGCAATCAAGCTTGCCTATGAGCGCGGTACCGCAGATGAGTATAAACAATGGTTGATTGATGAAGCTGATTACTTTGGCTTTAGTAGTGAGCAGGTCCAAGCAATAGCTCAACCAATTTTGATACGTATTCGTACAACCGAGATTGATAGAGCTCAATTTGCAATAGATGCTAACCAAGATGATAAGTTGTCTTTTACAGCAACTGAACGTGCTAAAGCTGATGCTAAACGTTTAGATGAGAATTTACTGGCACTTTTTAATCCGAGTGAAGATGGCGATTTATTAGCAGTAAGTAATCAAAAGTTTATTCAAGGTTTTTTAAGTAAATTAGGTGATACAGAAGCTGCCCAGTACACAACGAAAGATAAAAAACCAACACAAGCACTGATAAACAGAATCAAGGCCGCAATTTTTAGTAAAGCGTACAATGATGATCGTTTGCTAGAAATGATGGCTGATCATACAAAACCAGATCTTCAAAATATGCTTAATGCGCTTGGTGTTGCTGCCCCTAAATTTATTGAAGCGCAAGCTATAAGTCGTGGAAATGTTCAAGATATATCAGATCAAATCGTTGATGGAATGGAGCAAGCCATTGATCAACGTGTTGCTAATGCAATTATTGATGCAGCAAATACCATTTTATCTGCAAAGCAAAATGATCAAGATATTGTTGAGTTTGTAAAGCAGCAAGGGCTTTTTGAGGATCTAGGAGAAGGTGTTGCTGAGCTCGCCGTATTTCTCGCCAAGAATAGCCGCAGTTCAAAAAAAATGAGTATGTTATTTAAAGCATTAGCTGAATTTGCAGAGAAACAGGCTTTAGATAGCAGCAATATAGGTTTGTTTGGTGAACCTGAACCAGTAAGTGTAAAAGATGCTATCCAATATGCACAACAAGTGCTTGGTGATGATTTCATTAGTGTGCAAATGTACGATTCATTATTCTCTAATGCATGTAATTATTTAAAATTAATAGATTATGTATCTAAGGATCCTCTTTTTGTTATTAAATCATTGATTATAAACATTAAAAAATATAAGTTTTAATTTTTAACATTGGTATTAGAACATTTAATTAATCTATTGTTGACTAATAAATGTTCTAATATGTTTTTTGGGAATAATTTAGGAATAAAAAACTATAGAAAAGTAAAAAAATAGTGTATAAAGTTAAGTAAAATATTTTGGAGCCGCTTTATGGCTATAGCTGAAGAATTACATGTTAAAAGTTTAATCCAACCATATTCTAATTCTATTATTCAGGCTATTAAGGAGGCGTGGTCATTGTGGCTGCAAAGTCCTTTTTTTGGAAAATGGAGTTCACGCGGACGTGCCACATTCGTTTGGGAAACTGTAATTAATTTACTCAAAGAAAAATTTATGGGACGTAGTGACGTTTTTATTATAGATAAAGGTGTTACGGTACTTTTTGTAATTCAACAGCAAGTTGTTTTTCGTTTTAAATTGGCAGATAGGACTGGAAGAAGTAAAAACGTTCAAACAGATTCGGCTAAAAGCTTTCATGATCCTGAACTCAATTATAATTTATTAGCTGAAGCTGATATAGCTAGTAATATTCCACGTATTGAAGTTATCTATACTTTAAATAAGTCTGCTACTCAAATCGATAATATCAAAATGATTGCTAGAGATAAAAATTCCGTTGCTTGGAATGTAAGTTTAATTGATAGCCAAACATCATTCGTTGAATTTGACGAAAGCAAAGATACAAGTGACTTTGATACTGTTAAGGATAATCAAACAAAACGTCGTTTCAAAGGGAAATCCACTGGCGGTGGATTTAAAAAAGCAGAAGGTGAATCGTGAGTAATTTGACCTTTAATCCTGAGTTATTAAGGATAGTAAGGCAGTTTAGAGGGTTTGGACAAACAGCTCTTGCTAAAATGGCTTCATTGTCTCAGGGAACTCTGTCAAAAATTGAAGCAGGATTGTTAGAGCCTAATGAGGAAATGGTTTCAAATCTTGCCAAAGTTTTAAACTTTCCCGTTTCAATATTTTATGAGACCTATAAGCCATTTGGTTTACCGTTAAGTGTTCATCCCATGTACAGGAAGAACTCTTCAATCGGTAAAAGGGCTATTGAACAACTTGAAGCTGAACTTAATATTCGATTATTTAACTCTATGAAGTTAGTTAAAGCTATTGAGTTTGAGGAGGATTTACCACTTCCTTTTTTAAGTTTAGATATATATGAAACTCCTGAAAAAGTTGCTGAATTGCTCAGAAGAACTTGGTTAATTCCTAATGGCCCATTAAAGAATTTAACCGATTATGTTGAGAGGGCAGGGTGTCTCGTATTTCATTGCGATTTCTCTCAAGAAGGTGTGTCTGGTGTAACAATAAAAGTACCTGGTTTAAACCCTTGTATTTTTATTGATAAAAATATGCCCTCAGATAGACAACGTTTCACACTGGCGCATGAGTTAGGTCATGCAATTATGCATAAACTCCCTTCAGAAAATATGGAGGATGAGGCTAACCGTTTTGCAAGTGCTCTTTTGATGCCTTCAAAAGATATTAGACCATATCTTACTGGGAAAATTACTTTAGAAAAGCTCGCTACCTTAAAGTTGGTTTGGAAAGTTTCTATGAATGCTCTTCTTAAAACAGCAGAACGAGAAGGCTTATTAACACCATCCCAGAAAAAGTATCTATGGATACAAATGACTAAGAATGGTTATAGGACTAAGGAACCTGTAGAGTTGGATTTTCCTAAAGAAAAGGCTGTAACTATAGATCAAATTTTTGAATACTATAGAGAAGACTTAGGTTACTCAATTGATGAGTTATCTAATTTATTGCAAACACCAAAAGAAGACATTGATTCACTCTACTCATTAAATATAGTTAAGAAAAAACCAAATATACGAATTTTAGAATAAGATAGGCCCTCCATTAGGAGGGTTTCCTTTTTTAATAAAAAAACTTTTCTTTTTAAAAAAAATAGTCATAATAAATCTATGCTTCCACACTAAGCTTGTCACTCCAACCGTATTACGGAGCGAACATTCCTTAAGTAATGATGTGTACGTATATATGATTTACAACATTAGTGTAGATCTAGATTTTTGGAGTGGTCTAATTTTTATCTACACAGATGGATCGTATAATCATGTCTGATAAGAACTTCGTATTTCCTTCAGGATTGACCAGTCAACGTGCTAGAGCTTTAGCTAAAGAAGCAAAAAAACTAAATGGTACGCAACTTTCATGTGAGCTGGATTTAATATCTAAAAAAGAATGTCAACTCCCATGGCATAAAGCAGTTGCTAAGTTTACTAATGAAGATATCTCAATTCTACATTTGAAAGTAGAAGATATTTTGAAAAAAAACCCATTATTGGGTTATGGTGGATTCTATTCTCCATTAATATTTTCAGATCGTTATTATCAACGTCAATATAGAATGTCTAAAATAGAGTATGAACAGCATTTTATTGAAGGCCGAATTTTAAGTACAGACTGGTTAAAACAAATAGAATATGCTCAGCAGTTTATGTCATATTTTGGAAAAAATAAGAATATAAATAATAATATGTTAGGTTCTTATGGGTTAAAACATATGTGTGAGGATTACTATGGAGAAATATGTGGTCAGCATACTTATATATCTAATGGTGCATTAATCATAGGTGCTATTTTAAATAATTTCAATTTTGAGCAATATAGTGAATATCATATTAACTGTAGTTTTAATATTAGTAAAAAAAGTGAATTTTACCAATGGTATAAAATGTGGAAATATGGCTACAGGCCAAGTCAGTATCTAAAGTTTAAGATATTGGACCAAAAATATAGATCTAATAGCTAAAGCTTTAGTTAAAAAGACATGAATTAAAAAAGTAATCGATAAATCAAGGGAAATCGTTTAACTGTTCGTAAGGTGCTTAACAAATGAAAACCAGCTAACTAGCTGGTTTTCTTAATTTGGGGAGTTCTGGTGGAACATCTTAAAATAATTATATGCCCTTATCCTCTGATAGGTTCATAGGGAAACCTCTTTAAAACTTTACCTAATTCAAGTACCTCATCTTTATGTAAAAAATCCCATAGTTGATTGAATTTCTCCCGAAGTTGTACGACATTTACAGGTGTATGATGTGAAGTGTATTGATGTACTGCAACAGCACCACTTTCCTGAATTGAAATCCAGAAGTTTTTAGGGCCATTTGGAGATTGATACTTTAACTTTTCACCTACTTGTTGAGCAATTTCATAAGCCAGAGGGTTTTCTAATGCTGGATAACGTGATGAAACTCGATCTAAAAGATTTTCAAGCCGTTGTAAAGGATCTGATTCCACTTTTTCAACAACATTGATTGATTCTAAGTATTGTTTAGCTTCTTCAAAATGTATTGATAAAAGTTGGCTGTACTTAGCTATGCCAAAATGTCTGTTATGTCGTACCCACATAGATGCCCGTTGGCTGCGGTTTTTACCAGCACGGCGGTCAACTATCTCATGTAGTGCATGCTGCTGCTCAGGGGTAATCGTAAGACGTTTGTTTATTGCCTGTCCTTTTGTCCAGTAATCCCAAAGCACATCATCACATTCTTGTTGATACATGATGACTGTTTCGCGAAGTTCAGGCCGGACTTTGTTGGCGTGGATTGAGTAAAGCCATGCAGCTAATTTTCGGACAGGTAAGCAAGTCATTAAGCGACTTTTCCCATCATTGGCAACTGTGGTGATTTCCACCATAGTTGCACTGAAACGATCTTTTAATTTAACAAACTGGCTTTTCCAATCTAGCCCCATAGCTTCAACGATAGGTTTCATTGGTGTATAAGGCTGCCCATGATGTTCAATAATCATAAGTTCTGCATCATGAAATGGTACAACTTGTGGTATGTATGATAAATTAGACATATCAATATCCTTTCGTGGTTGTTGATAGAAGCCCTTGCATTTGGTTGGTAGCCTGCAAGGGCTTTGTTGTTTCAGGTTTAGAGCCTGTTGTGAATAACTATATATAGTGTATTTAAATAATGCAATATTAAAATAAATTAAAATATAAAAAGAATGCAATCTTACTGTGTTATGATTAATTATCTTTTTTAGAGAATTGAGATGATTAAGAATAATATTATTGCCTTACGAGATAAGGCCGGCATGACGGCGTATCAGTTAGCGAAACAATGCGGATTTATTTCAAATAACCATGTACTGGGAAAGAAGATAAGTGACGCAGAAAAAGGAAAAAATATCACAATTGAAACGGCTTTTTTAATCTACACTGAACTCAAAAAAGCTGGTGTATGCGAGAAGTTTGAAGATGTCTTTTGGCTTGAATGTGATGATAAAGATATCGAAAACTAAAAATATTTTTTGTAGAGTTGGAACTAACTAATTTTTAAACTTTCATATTTGTAAATAATGGTCCTATTCAATGAGTAGGGCTTTTTTATGTCCAAAGCTTTAGCTTATGCACCAGCTGTAAATACAGCAAAAACTAATTTACCAAGTAATGAATCAGATCCATTCTATGGTTCTATTTCAAAGCACAAATACGCAGAGTTTTCTCTATGTGACAAAGAGGGGAATCCTATTGCTGGCTCGCCAGTGATTAGAGCCTTATTAACGGACGGTGATAAAAGCATTGAGAGCCAATGGCAAACTCCATTTGAGAATAGTAATCCTGAGCTAAAAATGCCTATGCTCATGGCAGGCTTACAATCAGGTCAGCTATCACAAGTCGCTGAACAGATGCAAAGTAATCCTATAGCTCAAGTTTTATCAAAACTTGGGGTTCAAGATGCTATGCAGAGCGTTGAAGGGCGTACCAATCTAACTAAAGTGAATACAACTCAAGTATTCCTATCTACTTCTTCAGTACGGCTCAACCTTTCTATTTTCTTCCTTGCCTTTAGTGATGCGAAAACAGAAGTTGAAGACAGGATCATGCAATTAGAGGCTTGGAGTCTTCCAGTTTCTTTATCTTCTGATTCTACACTTCAGAATGTGGTTAATGACTCAAACTCAACTTTAGAAGGGTTGTTTTCAGGTGTAATCCCACCCTTTGTGTCTCTGACAACTCACGGCAAAACTTATAAACCTTTCATTATTGAAAGTGTTTCTGCACCAATTGTTGCGCCAATTGATGAGAAAGGTAACCGGTTAAGTTTGGCCGTGAATATAAGTTTGATGAGTCGAACTGCATGGGATTCAAAAGACATTTATTCATTGTATGGAGGCAACTAATGATTACTTTTGATCCAGTGTATGTAGGCGATAATACTTTTCAAATGCAAGAATTGAGTTTTGAGCAGTGTCTTAAAATTTCAATCATTGCGCCGAATTTAAATGAAAAAAGACTTACAGCTTTTCTTAAATCAGCTTTAGATAGTGTGTTTGATCCTTTGGTTTTAACTATTCAAGAACGATATTTACTGCTGCTGAAGTATCTTGAAAAACAAAGTAATACTATGTTGGAGGTGAACACAGACTGGTCTAAAGTTTTCCTTCAATCAGAAAATAATTGGAAAACTGAAACTACTCAAAATGGAATTACAGTTAGACAGCTTATTGGAATGGAAGTGGAGTTCTTAGAGGCAAATTGTAAGAATGTCGCTGAATGGATTGCCTGCATGATGGCTTTTCAGTTGAGTTATTCTAATCATGAGCACTTAGCTTTATTGCCGGATAGAACAAATCCTCAATTATTTGAAGAACAATTTAAGCAGCGGCTAGATTTCATTAAGAAAATGCCAGCTAGTGATTTTGATTTGTGCTATCAAGACTTTAATAATTTAAACAATGAGTTATTTACTCATTTACGGTTAAGCGTTGATAACTACGGTATTTTAGTGGAAAGAGGTGCAGATGACGCGCCTGCACGATTTCGCACCGCTTCCATCTTTACCGGAATCATCAAAGAGTTGGACCGATCTTTTGCTTGAGACAGCAAGTAGTATTTCTGAAAACTGCCCAATGCCTTTATCAGATGCTTTAAAAATGCCTTTGAGTTTTGAAAGTACTTACTTCAATTCATCTGCATGGGAAAACCGCAAGAAGTATTTAGAAAACGAAATTGAACGTCACAACGTATTCTTAAAATTAGGTCAAGAAGTCATTAAAGGATTAAATGCCCTAGCAAGTAGAGGCAGATAGTTTTCACATAGAAAAGTCTGAGTAATTCGGGCTTTTTTTTCATGCTTTGTGTTTGGAACCTTACTCCAATTAGAACAACAACACTTGCAAAAATAACCACAAATGAAACGTGGGGAATAGGTCATGTCTGATCATCAGGCAATTGAAGTCACTGTCACAACTTTTGCTAATAAAACTACCTTCTGGAGTGGTTTAGCAAGCGCATTTGGTTCTTTAACTTCAATTAATTGGTTGAGCTATACAGGTGCAATAGTGGCTGTTGTTGGCCTATTCATAAGTTTCATTTTTCAGTGGAGACGTGACCGCAGAGAACGTAAAGAAAGTGAATTACGTGAAAAAGAAAGCGAATTACGAATCAAAGCTTTAGAAGCTCTAGAGCAAGATAATTTACGAAAGAGGAAAGATGAATGAAGTTAATTGAAAACAATGCTTGGCAGTATCTATCTGTTAAGTTACCCGCCGTAGGTGCATTCATCATGCTAATTTTATTGCCAGCACTACAATGGGGTGTTGATTATGAAGTTATTCCTGAAAAATATCATGCATTTGTTACTGGTACTTTGATGCTTGTTCTGTCATGGATTGGAAAGAAAATTTCTCAACCACGACTTAATGGCCCGCAATTAACAGGCCAGTTAGTAGGGATCAATTCTTTATTGAATATCCCAACACCAACAAAGCCTGATGAATTAGCTTGGATTGCAGAAGCAAAAAAGCATCTTGGCCTTCAAGAAATACCTGGTAAACAGCATAACCCAACTATTTTAAAATGGCTCTCGGAGCTAAAGGCTTGGTGGGCTGACGATGAAACGGCTTGGTGTGGGACCTTCGTTGCACATTGCTTGAAATCAGCTGGAATTGCTTATCCTAAGCATTGGTACCGTGCATTGGATTATGTGAATTATGGTACAAAATTAGCTAAACCCGCTTACGGTTGTGTAGCTATTAAAACTCGAAAGGGTGGTGGGCATGTTTGTTTTGTAGTTGGCCGTGACAAAAAGTCTGGAAAGTTAGTATGCCTTGGAGGCAATCAGTCAAATAAAGTTTGTTATGCACTTTATAATGACTCTGACTTTCAAGAATTCAGATGGTATGGTCGTACAACTCAACCAGCAAGTAAGCGTTATACATTGCCACAATTAAAAGGCGTAACAGCTACTAGGGTTTTGGAAGCCTAATGAAGTTACTGTTACTGAGCTTTCTTTTATGTGGCTGTACGGCCCATACAATAAATAGCAACGTAAACGTATCTATTTGCGTTAAAGCACTTTAAAAAAAGCCCTGAATATTCAGGGCTTTTTTATTAATTATTTATTTCTGCATCGTAGACTGTTTTTAAAGAGGCTTTTAGAGCTTCATCATTTGTACTATCAATGAATTTCCTCATTTTCTCTTTGTATTCAAGGTGTCCAGCTTTATATTTTACAAGTAAGTATGAAAATTCAGCTTGCTTATAATTTGGGTCCTTCTTATTTTCTGGTTTGTTCAGCTCTACTTTTAGAACCTCTGCCACATAGTCATAGCACCTATTAATCGAAGTGACATCTTTCCCTTGTAATGCAAGTAACTGACATCTAAATGTAAGTCGTGCTGTGTCATTTGGTTTCTCTACTAGCTGCTTATCATTTAAGGCGTGAGCTTTATCATAGTCATTCAAAATCATATATATATTCATCTGAAGAAGCTCACGTTTTCGCTTATCTGTGATTTTATCGACCTCAGGAAGTATCTCTCGCATATGCTTTTGAAAGACTTCTTTATCTTCCATAGAGTATTTTTGAACGTACTCATTATGTTTATTAATAATTTTCTGATCTTCAGCAGATAAGGCTTTAGGCGCAGGGGTCTCAGTTTTTACTTCAGAATTTTTAGTGTTATCAGATGCATTGCTGCATCCACTTAGAAGTGCTGAGCCAATGATAAATAGGGTTAAATACTTTTTCATGCTTTACGTCTTGCCGCCGAAGTTATTGTAAACTCGTAAGTTACGTCTGGGGGAGAAGTTACGACTACACCGCCATCAAATTTCGCATCATATTTCATTGTAAGCTTTGCCTTAATTACTTCTAAGTCTGGTGCGGGTAGCTTAATCTCGCAACTACCTACAGGTTGTTTTTCATTTGCAGTATTCCAGTACCCTTTACCGACTTTTAAAGTGATCGTGTCACTTATCTGTTTATCTTTCTTAAATAAGCGAAGCACAGCACGCGGGATGATTGTTGCATCAGCTCTAACAGTAGGTGGTAATAGGGTTGCAGTTACAAAGAGTTGATCTTTTTTGACTCGGTGGGTTACTTCAAAGTTACAAGCGCCCGATACTATTTGTGACATTACACCAAATAAGTTTGTTCTATCTTGATCGTATGGCATTAACATCGTTTTGAATGGGACCATTGTTGTTTTATTTTGTTCTATGTAGTAATTCTCGTACTCATCTTTTACAAAGCTGTCTGTTGTTGGTTGTTTTTGAGACATTGGGGCTGGTGATGATTTAGCAGCAGAAGATGCGGATCCACCGCCGTTGTCTTGAACGACCAAATGTTGTTTAGGTAGAAGCTTACAACCACATGAAAGAGAGTCATTAACACGAGCTGCAGCTTTACCGAAAATCTGCATATTCGGATCGCCAGATACAATCGTTGCGACAATTTTATGTGTTGGGCAGGTTGCTTTATCACCGACACAAGCAACGGCAATGCCATCAATTAGAAACAAACTGTTCCCTGAAATTACTTGGCCGCCTCCTGTGGTGGGGCAGCCGATTGTTATATATGGGGTTGCCAAATCAATTCCATCTTATTTTATTGAAGTCGAGGAATGTTAACAAAGTGAAATAGACAGTGCTGTATAGTTTTATTATACGGTACTGATCACGAGTTAAATACTTGCCGGAGTGTTGATATTGATATGAAAGTCGACTAAGCAGGGCTATTTTTTTGATTTTTTAATATAGTCATTGTTAATTTTCCTAGTTTCACGGTTTTTTAAATATGTATATATTCTTGCCTTGATATGATAATCAAACCAACTAATCATTTTTTGATCGGTTAGGTCAATTTCTTCATATTCTTCATAATGCTCAAAAGTTTCTAATTGAGAATGTATTTTGAAATTTTGCCAATCAATCACTCCATCTTCCAAAGCCTTTTCAATAACATTTTTAATATGTAAAGTACCATTTTCCATTTTTAATTGTTCAGTATCAAACTTTAATTTACCTTCTAATAGTGAACTTTCTGGATTTTTACTAATAGTAATAAAGGAATTTTCACCATTCTTTGTTATTATTTCAATAAAGTATAAAACATTATTTCCAACTGGAATCCCATTTATAAATTGCCCTTTATGTCTAATAATTAATCCTGTGGAATAATGACTCAAAACTTTATTTATAATTTTTTTGTATCTTAAATTGCTACATACAACGATTCCTTCTGTAGTATCTAAGACTATTTTTTTCTTTATTTTTTTATTATTAATAATATCTGGAAGATTAACAATTCTTTTTACGCCCGCCATATACACGAAATGTGGTTCAAGTTTTTGGTTTAAGGTTTCATAGGGCTTAAGTACAAAAGTTTCATCATAACCATCGATTAATTGAATATAAATATTATGACCAACTCTAATAAATATTTTATTAATTATGACAGGCTTATCTTTTTTATTAACTAAAATGATTGAAGAAATGTATCTTTCAGTGGATGAGAAATCACTACGAAGTGTAAAAGTTGCTGCAATACTATTTCCAGACTTTCTTAAATAATTTCTAGCAGTTACATATAAAGCTAGTAAGGAAATTAATAGTGTAGGAAGAAAATATTCTGGAGTTAGTTTTAAAAAATCTTTTAAATTTATATAATAAATTGGCTCAATACTTGTAAAGTATATTATTGAAAATAGGGTTAAAGAAAAGAATGCTAATAAAAATATTCTATCAATCATCGAGTTCGCCAAAAAAATTTTTAGTATTAAAAACAATCAATCATTTATAGTCAATAACTCATCCCACTGAAAAGGATTTCTACTCAATTTATCTCTACTCATTGACCAATTGCGACCTGGTACATAACATGTACTTATACCAAGTTTTCTCTTCCCGAATTTTGTGTGTACGTTATCTAGTGTTTTCATCAATTGTTCTTTCTTTTCTATAGCTTCAAAATCTGTGAGAAGGTCATAAGTGTGACCAGATTTAGGTTCTAGCCCAGTCAGTATGACCTCACATTTTTTATACTTAATACCTTCTTTAAAAATGTGAGATACCATTTTTGTTGCAGCTTTTACGAAATCTAATGCACAATCTGTTGGCTGTGAAAATGAGCCGGTTATTGACTTGTTATAAAACGGTACATTTTCATCAAAAGGACTTGATTGAACAAAAACAATAAGACAGCCGCATAATGATTCATCATCTCTCAATCTCTTACATGCTTCTTGTGCATGCATAGCTATTGCTTCTTGTAGGTCAATAAGTTCGGTAACTTTCGCACCGGATAAACATCATTCTTATAGTCGAAGGTAGGTTCTAAGAGATCTAATAGATGTACCCGGTCTTTTGAAATTGGCTCATAATTAGCGCACATGATTATTTCCTTATTATTTAGTTTTAGAATGACAATTTTAGAGAAAAGGTTTTATATAATTATGTATCGAGTTTTCAATAGAAAATTACACTGAATATTTTTTGAATAAGATATTAATATAATTTGCCTTTTGGGAAGAAATGTTAAAATGAATTTATTGGAAGTTATAGCTAAAAATTGTGGATTGGCAGTGGTGGACTCCGTAACTTTAGGGCTAGGTTCAGCTGTAAAGAATTCCTTTTATGAAATTAAAGATCATGTAAGTCAATGTAATGATGCACTGTATCTAATGCAAATTAAAACATTTATTGAGACAATCGATTTAGATGAAGGGGAAGTGAAAGATTTTTTTAGCAAAAATCCAGATAACAATCGACTAGGAATTGAATTATTTAAAATTTTAGAAAGTACATACATAGAAAAGCAAGCAAATTTGTTAGCCATTAACTTTCAAAACTATTTACAGGGTAAGTATGATAAAAGCCAATTTAATAAGTATATAAATTTAATAAAAAAAATTGATGCACATATTTTTGAAGTAATTAATAATGACTTGCAGTATCCTGAAAGGCTCCGCGGACAATCCATACCTTGTGAAGGATTGCCAAAAGATGCCACTGATTACAACAAATATTGGGAATTTGAAAATCTTTTAGTTAGTGACTTCAAAGATTTAGAAGTTGTAGGATTAATTGAGGAAGAAATAGAGGAAACTTCGGTTACATACAGCTCAGTTGTAAGCCCTAAAATTAAGAGAAAGAGAACGCGTTTCTATCATAATTTTTATATTGACCTTTATAGTAAGCTAAAATAAAAGTGGGAAGAGCCTAGAATTTTTCAAAATGAGTTCAACTCCTATAGTCGGACTTGAACAAAAAAGAAACTGTTGTTAATCATACTTAATCAAAATTAAATGTTATACATGAGTTATACCAGCATGTTATATGCCGAAAAAGCAATTATAAAATCAATTATTTAGGATTTTTGTTCAACTCCCGCCATCTCCACCAAATACCTAACAAAACATGGCAAAATATGCCAAGTTTTAAAACGAAAAGGCTTGATTCTAAAGGGATTGGGCCTTTTTTCTTGCCTGAACATAACTAAATATAACTAGCCATAGTGTACATGCACCGTGTACACTGCCTTGTACATTGCACATTTTGTTGAACTCGCTGGTGTACAAGCCATGAAAAGAACAGAAATCAAACGTAGACCGTTATCAGATACCGTACTAGC